AAAAAATGAAAAAAATTCCCAAAAGTATTTTCCGATTTTGAAAAATGGACAAAAATAAATGTCCAAAAATGAAATATGGGAGAGAACTTGTGCAAAAAAAAAGTTTTGTGACCATAATTGAAAATTAAGGTCTGGTGACTGAAAAAAGATTTTTTAAAGTGTCAGCATAAAATTTTTTATATTTTGGGGAAAAGAATTTAGGAACCTTTTCTGTTCTATAATTATAGAACAGTTTAGAATGAAAAAACTTCCAAAAAGTTCCGATAATTTTTATTGTGAATTATGTGATTATTCTACGTCACGTAAAAGTCAATATGAAAGACATTTGACAACCGATAAACACATAAATAGAACACATTTGAACACTTTTGTATCCGAAAGTTCCTATAAATTTGCCTGTAAAATATGTGACAAAAAATATAAAGCAAGAAATAGCCTTTGGTATCATGAGCAAAAATGTAACGTTATCTCTTCAACCGATGATAATAAGGATACTAATGATGAAGATACACTTGTGATTGATAAAGAATTGGTCATGTTGATTTTAAAACAGAATCAAGAGGTCATGAAACAAAACGCTGAATTGCAAAATCAAATGCTAGAAGTGATTAAAAACGGAACAACTATAAATAATACCAATACAAATAGTCATAATAAAACATTTAATCTACAATTCTTTTTGAATGAAACCTGTAAAGATGCTATGAACATTATGGATTTTGTAGATTCCATTAAATTAACTTTATCTGACTTGGAAAAGGTAGGACAGATTGGATATGTGGAAGGCATTTCTAATATTATCACTACGAATCTAAAAGCTCTGGATGTAACTCAAAGACCTATTCACTGTACAGACACCAAGAGAGAAATACTATATGTGAAGGACGAAAATAAATGGGAAAAAGAAGCCGAGAAGAAAGATAAAATTAGAAAAGCCATAAAATGTGTAGCAAACAAAAACATTAGAATGCTTCCGAAATTCAAAGAAATACATCCGGATTGCGTCAAAAGCGAGTCTAATTATTCAGACCAATACAATACTTTAATGATCGAATCTTTTGGAGGTTCTGGAAATAATGACCTGGAGAAAGAGAACAAAATAATTAAAAAAATTTCCAAAGAAATAATAGTGGATAGATAATTCTTTAAGTAGAATATTCTAAAAAAACGAAAAAAAAATTCCAAAAGTATTTTCCGATTTTGAAAAATGGACAAAAATAAATGTCCAAAAATGAAATATGGCAAAGAACTTGTGCAAAAAAAAAGTTTTGTGACCATAATTGAAAATTAAGCTCAGGCTGCATGAAAAAGAATTTTTAAAACGTGAGCATAAAAAAAAATTATTTTTTTAGAAAAGAATTTAGGCATAATTTCTGTCACTATTATATGGAAACATTAGGTGACAATAATATGCTTAAAATATGCTATAAATATTACTGTGAAATTTGTGACTATGGAACATGCAAAAAAAGTAGTTATAACAATCATATTATGAGTGCTAAACATTCAAAAAGAGTAAAAGGTGACAAAAATGGTGACGAAAGTGACACAAATAATTCTTTTATGCTGCCTTCACAATTGCCTTGTGAGAAAAAAATAATGTGTGAAATTTGCGCAAAGCAGTATACATCAAGAAATGGTTTATGGAAGCATAAAAAAAAATGTTTTAATAAATTAACAGATGAAAACGAACTTGTGATTGATAAAGAATTGGTCATGTTGATTTTGAAACAAAATCAAGAGATCATGAAACAAAACGCCGAATTGCAAAATCAAATGTTTGAAGTGATTAAAAACGGAACAACCATAAACACCAATAGTCATAACAAAACATTCAACCTGCAATTCTTTTTGAATGAAACCTGTAAAGATGCGATGAACATTATGGATTTTGTAGATTCCATTAAATTAACTTTGTCTGACTTGGAAAAGGTAGGACAGATTGGATATGTGGAAGGCATTTCTAATATTATCACTACGAATCTAAAAGCTCTGGATGTAACTCAAAGACCTATTCACTGTACAGATACAAAGAGAGAAATACTATATGTGAAAGACGAAAACAAATGGGAAAAAGAAGCCGAGAAAAAAGATAAAATCCGAAAAGCCATAAAATGTGTAGCAAATAAAAACATTAGAATGCTTCCAAAATTCAAAGAAATACATCCGGATTGTGTAAAAAGCGAGTCTAATTATTCAGACCAATACAATACTTTAATGGTTGAATCTTTTGGCGGTTCTGGAAATAATGACCTGGAGAAAGAGAACAAAATAATTAAAAAAATTTCCAAAGAAATAATAGTGGATAAATAAAATTTAGGTAAATTAAAATTTAGGTAAATTAAAATTTTTGTATTTTTAATTATATAGTTATTTTGTATATTGATGATTGACCACCACCCACACACTCATTCAACTCATTTAACTGCGCATCATGAACACCAGTTACATCTTGCACACTCAGCTGCTCATCGTTTTCTTCAGTTGAATAATACTAATATAATTATTAGATCGTCACCTATTACACATGACCATCATGCTGTGTATGTTAATTTTGAAGTACCTGCAAAAATACTAAAAAAAAGAGGAATTGTTTTTCTTAATCAAAATAATCCCAATCATCATTTACTTAAATTTACAGAAGCTAGATTAAATCTTGTAGGCTCTCTAACCGGTACAGGACCAAGTACCGCACTTGTAACGTCAGAGTTATTCAACGAATTCATGGATCTAGAAACTAACTCTGTTGTAAACGCGCAATCGCTTACTATGGCTTTCAAGTTCTGTTATGATATATCAAAATTAGATTCAACATATTCCGAAAATAAATTTAACGTTTTTCTAAAAATAGCTTTCCCAATACATCATTAAATATTGAAATACTTATTGAAAAGAATAAAAAAATGAAATTCTTTTCAATAATGTAAAATAAAGAAACGAATGAACCAAAGAAATAAAGAATGAATCTGTTTATCCTTTCATCATCGCAAAAGCAAATCGCGGAATGGATGTTTGATTGTCATATTGTAAAAATTATATTGGAAGCAGTACAAATGCTTTGCACCGCAAAATTATTGTTAGATGCGGATGACCCTACAAATGATAAACTATATAAAATCTCCCATATAAATCATCCCGTATCTATTTGGGTAAGAAAGTCATACGAAAATTATATGTGGACGTTGAAATTAGTATACGAAATGCATAAAGAATGGAGATTTCGTTATAATCATCCCAAAACAACAAATCATAAATCTTATATTGTAGCATATCACTTATTGAAATATGCGCCTTCTAAAGATAAATTTGAATGTTCGGGGCTAACTCCATTCGCAACCGCGATGCCAGACGAATATAAAATATATAATGACCCTATTGAATGTTACAAAAAATATTACATGTCAGAACCGAAACAAAAATTAGCTAAATGGAGAAAAAGAGAAAAACCAGAATGGTATATTTTGAACAATTCTACTCCTTAAATATATCGGTATGAAACATTTCAATCATAACTTGAGAAAACAACGATGTCCAATTATCTTTACATAATTTCATAGTGACACCGTGTGTCATAGCAAGAGCTAATTGTGTTTTTATTACATTATCGCTCATGGTTAGATGATACTGAGGCAAAAATGTTGACATGTATTTATGAAAGTCTCGAATAAAATAATAAAATTTAATTTGATTACAGTTTCCCAGACCGGAATCACTACCGTTGTCGTGGATTGCAAAAACATCTGCTAATATATTGGATAGCATAGAAATAATATTTTCATAATCTTTGATTGGCAAAGATCGAATGGTTTCAATAGGTTGTATAAACATACCAGAATCAATTATTTTTTTGGCTAATACAGATTTATCTACTACGGTTAATCCATCCATGATGTCATACAACACTTCTTGGAAATTTTTTTCTATTGAATACATAATACCAAAATCGAGTATTCCTAATTTGTATTTATGCTTATCGAATGTTTCCTCGTCATCCTTTATAAAGAGTATGTTTCCTGCATGTAAATCTCCATGGGAAAGCCCATGAATCAATATGGATACCGTTCCAAATTTTAATATTTGTTTTGCAAAATGCTCATAATCTTCTGGATTTACATCTGTAATGCTTTTTCCTTCAATATATTCCATGATAATAGCATTCGGATTAAACTGATAAACCTTAGGAATTTTTATATATTTAAAATGGGTAAAGTTTTCTTTTACTTGTACCATGTTTCTAACTTCTTTAGAAAAATCAAGTTGCTCTCTAATTAAATAAATATTTCGTGTAACAAGAGATTCAATCTCGTATTTTTGTATAAATGGAATAAAAGACAATAAAGATAAAAGACATAATACATTTTCAATAGCACACTCTAATTTAAATTGGATATTTCGTCTTTTGATTTTAATAACAACCGGTGAGGAATCCATCGTTCCTTTAAATACTAAAGAAACCATTCCAGTATTCATAGGTTTTTCGAATCCATCTTGTAAAACGATGTTATAATCATTCGTTATTCCAATCAAAGTTTCATAATCAATATCATCTAAACACCAGGGAGAGTTATCCGTAAAGGTTAATAAAAATTGATTGAGTGATTCATCTATATATTGACGATTTAATGCGATGGCTTGGAATAATTTTACATACAAAATATTCACTCGAGAAAGTTTGTACGCTATGCGTTGAATAAAAGAATGATAATTTTTATCCATAAAATAAAAAAAAGATTCTACAAAAAGAATAAATACCAGGTAAGAAATAAATAACAATCCGTTTAAATAGCGAGATAATTGATTAAATGTAGGAAGATTTGAATAAGTCGTTTGCGTCATCGCCATCTATAGTTACTCTATAGTTCTCTATAAATAGTTTTGTTCTATTAATTATTTTGTATAAAATAGTAGCAAAGAATTTTTCTAAAAAGGCTGGAAGCGTCTGACTGTTATTTCTATTAATCTGTACTTCTATATTTAATTTATTCGGATTTTCTATCATACAAATACAATTTATGCTTTTTATAGGCACAAATTCGGCGTCTAAAGGAATATTATCCGGTCTTACGTTAGTTAACGGAATAGAAATGAATTGAATACTGTTTTCGGTAGTAAGTTTGGTTATATGCATATGAGAATATTTTTGAAGAACACCTAAATCTTCAAAAAAATGTTTTACAAGAATAGTAATGATTGCATTTTCTTCATTTTTTTTTTCTAAATTTACTTTACAAAAAAGGTCTTGATTCAAATCGTACATTAATTTCACAAAATCAAAATTAAGAATATCTGCTAAATATAAAGCATTATTCGTAACACTATATTTTACTTCAATAATATTTGATGTTTTTAAAATATGTATTCCATTTTTATTTATTATTGATTTGAGATATTCAGAATTTTCAGAATTTTCAGCATTTTCAGCATTTGCATTTTCATTTATGTGATTCATACTTTATGGTAGAAAACAATTTATCTAATAAAATGCAATAATATTATATAATCCAATTATATGGTTTATACAATTACTTCTTATACTCGTAAACAAGCAAAAAGGCTGAATGTAAAAGTAAAACCGTCTACTAATAAAACAAAAAAGATTGATGTTTTTAAGAAAGGCAAAAAAATAGCGAGTGTAGGAGCCTATGGAATGAATGACTATCCGACATACATGAAAAAAAAAGGGATACGATATGCAAAAACAAGAAGAAGATTGTATAAAATACGACACGAAAAAGACCGAACAAGCGAGGGAACACCTGGATGGTTTGCTGATAAATTATTATGGTGAATTTAAAAAAATAAGTATAAATAGTATAATAATAATATAATACAAATTATATGTTAACCGAAATGTTATCTGAAAATGTGATTGAAATATTGGATAAAGAGAAAAATAGATATTTAAAGGATATAAGTATTTTTGTCTATTGTGGTGGGAAATCTGGTAGTAAAACATTATGGAAATCATTACCAAGTTCTTTCCATGTTCATTCAAATGCAGATTTTCAATTAACTAGATTAGACGAGGATGAAAGTGAATTAACCGTCTTTGATGTAATAAAATATAATATGGAAACTAAAAAACGTATTCTTATCATAGATTCTTATAGAACTCCTATAGAGAGAAAAATCTCGGCTTTCTTTCACCATATTGACCGTTTTTTACCTGATTATAAGGAAGAAACTATGCAAACCATTATAGATAAATTTAATTCGGTTCTTAATAATATTGAAGAATATCAATCTATAGATGAAGTATTTCAATATTTTAATTTGCCTACTTTTAAAACATTCGATTTCCAAAAAAAATATAATTTAAAAACTCATGAAAATATCACCTTTGTGAAAATACGTTTTAATGAGATAAGTGAATGGTCGAATATATTGTCAACGTTGTTTAATACAAAAATAACAATCAAGAATCATAATTTGACTGAAAAAAAAGAAATACATCTATTATACAACGAGTTTAAAAATGTGTATAAAATACCTAAATCGTATTTATTAAACCAATTGGTAAAAGATTCAGCATTCAAAATATATAATTCAAAAAAAGAACAAGCTGAATATATAGAAAAATGGCTCTTAAAGAGTGAATAACAAAATTAAAATTCCAAACGATTTTATGTATTATCACGATTTTATTTATTATCACGATTTTATTTATTATCCAAATTATTTTTTAAAACCTGCAATATTTTTGTTTTATCAAAATGCTGTTCTTTTCCTAAAAAAACAAACATTCTATTTAATTCGTCTAAATTAAACAAATTATCAAAAAGGGATACATAGGTATTGGATGATTTTTTATGATATTCTGTAAAAGTCTTATTTAATTCGTATAACTTTTTTTTAGATTCAATCGGATTATCTGCCCACCAACTACTATTGGATTGTATTTCCGGATTTCGGATATGCATTATTATTTTTGTGTTGGGAAAAAGCTCTTTAAATTCATTTAATAAATGAATATTTGATTTATCATATCTGATTTCTTTGAATCCGAGAGTAGTTGCATTATTATCATAATTTAAAAATCGGATAATTAAATTACGAATAGATGTAATCATTTCTGTTTGACTGAAATGATTATACCAAGAGGGTGCAACGCCTGATTCAATAATTCTATCGTATTTTGCATTTATAATATTGTAATGTTTAATAGATTTATAAAATTCTAATAAATGTAGAATGGCATTATCGTTCTCTCCACATATATTTGTTTCAGGAATAGTATTGAGAATTCTTTGTAATGTAGTAGAGCCTGACCTACCTGTTGCCACGACTAATATAAAATGGTAATCTGAAAAATCGGATTTTTGCATTATTTATTATACAAAATAGTATTTAAATGTAATTTGCGTATTTTATTATATGAAAAGTATTTTTCTCTGTCTCTCGAGTATCCTTGTTTTGAATGCGTTCATTCCAAAATATCGGTATTCTTTTCCTGTATCATTAAAAATGAACCGAAAGTCTTATCATTTTTCACAAAGATATTATGAGCAATTATTGAAAAATCTAAATTCTAAAAATGAGACAATACACGATAAATATATGTTAGGTATAGATACGAATGTGAATAATGTAACGGATATAAAAGGATACAAAGAAAAGTTAGAGAGAGACAGAAAACAGCGTATAAAAACGAATATTTTAAAACAACAACAACAACGTAATTTAGAATATCAACAAGAATTAGAAGCACAAAATATACAGTCGCAAATATTTAAATCTTTCAGAATCATACTGCAGAATGGGGATGAAGATGAAATGGATGAAATTGATAAACCTAAATTTGATTATCAAAATTCAAGAAAAGAAAATAAAAAAAGCAAGAATTTTGAAGTTATTACGAATTACGACATTACTTTTAAAGATGTAGGAGGATATGAAAACATAAAAGAAGAATTAAGACAATGTGTAGATATGTTAAAAAATTATCAGAAATATAATGCTTATAATGTGCGAATTCCCAAAGGGCTTATTCTAGAGGGCCCACCAGGTACTGGGAAAACCTTAATAGCAAAATCTCTTGCTGGAGAGGCTTTATGTAATTTTATATCTGTATCCGGGTCTGATTTTCAAGAAAAATACGTGGGAATTGGTCCAACTAGGATTAAAGAATTATTCAAATTAGCCAAAGAAAATACGGCTTGTATTATTTTTATTGATGAGATAGATGCGGTAGGACGAAAAAGGTCTTCGGATGGCGAGACTTCATCTAGTGAAAGAGATAATACGTTGAACGCTTTATTGGTGGAATTGGATGGTTTTAAAAATAATAGTGGAATTTTTATTGTAGCCGCTACAAATCGTATAGATTTGTTAGATAGTGCTCTGATACGTCCAGGAAGAATTGATAAAAAAATATATATTGGGCTACCAGATAGTGTAACTCGAGAGGCCATTTTAAATATACATATACTAGGAAAACCTCATGATAATACGATTGATATAAAAGATTTAGTAGATATTACAGATGGATTATCCGGAGCTCAAATAGAAAATTTATTGAATGAAGCGATGTTAAATGCATTAAGAAAAAATGAGACAAAATTTACGTATTCCGATTTTGATTTGATATTAAACAAGATGATTGCCGGGTGGCAACCGAATGACCATCAGTTTAGTAATAGTATAATAGACCGTATTGCGATTCACGAAATGGGACATGCGATTGTAGGAATTTTATCAAAATACCATTCCAAGATGTCAAAAGTGGTTATTAATTTATCCTCGCCAAGAACACCAGGATACACGGTGTTTGAACATTCAAGTAGTAACATATATGTGCGCGAAGCATTATTTGAACATTTAATGATATTATTAGCAGGGCGGATAGCAGAAGAAGTATTTTATGGTGTTTCATCCACTACGGGCGCGGTGAACGATTTTGAAGAAGCGAATAGATTAGCAGAAAAGATGATTGTGCATTATGGAATGGGTAAAAATGTTATTTATCCCAGTTTAAGCGAAAAATACAAAGAACAAATAGATGATGAGGTATTAAATTTAATCAATACTGCCTACTCTGTATCAGAAATGATTTTGAAAAATAGTAAAGAATTGATATATGAATGCTCTGAAATATTAAAGAGAGATAAAATAATAAAAATGGCACAATTGGAAGAGATTATTAATAGTAAATACCCGGAAATATTGGAACTCAAAATTATGTTGTAAAGAAAAATAAAGAAAAATTCTAAAAATAAAGAAAAAAATAAAGAAAAAAATAAAGAAAAAAATAAAGAAAAAAATAAAGAAAAAATAAAGAAAAAAATAAAGAAAAAAATAAAGAAAAATTCTAAAAATAAAGAATAATTATAAATCATGGAAAATGTTAATAGTATTTATATATTTTCACCCTTTTCAAGATTTTCTAGTTTAATTCCACCGTTTACTTTTGTGATTGTTTTGATAATCATTTTAATCATATTATTGATTTTTGTTTTAATACGTATGAAAATGAATATTAATTCATATTTTAGTAATATGGTGAAAATGTTTTCATTCGGTTTTAAAAAAAATGCAAATGCAAAAGTGCAAAAGAAAGAAAAGGAATTAAGAGAGAAAAAACTACGAGATAGAGAACAAAAAGAATATTATAAAAATATTACTTATTATGTCTGCAGTTATGGAGGTAGTGGCTCTTACATGTTATGTGATTATTTAGGGAATTTTGGGAAAGTAGAGCATATACATAGTCGTCGCCCTCCAGATAGATTGACATATATTGGAAGAAAGAATACAAAAAACCCGGTGTACGAAGAATGGTTTAATGATTCTGAAATTCCAGAAACAGATTTGAAGCAATACAAGGTTATTTATTTGTACAAAGACCCTGTAAAAGCGATATTAAGTCGGTTTAATAATCCGGAACATTTACACAATATTCAAATAGACACGCATATTCAATATAGCGATTTATTAAAATATAAAAAGGATTTGTATCAGTTGGAAGAATTTTTTGATAATTATACAAAAAAAGAGAAGAAAAATTATCCGATTTATTGTGTAAAATACGAGGATTTTTGGAATAATATATCTTTATTTAACGAAAAATTAGAATTGCCAGATATAAAAGGAATATATCCAGTAAAGAAAGAAACAAACCGTAAAGAGGATGCTTTATCTGAAGATTTATACAAAATATATGAACCGCTTATTCAAAAAATGAAAGATATGCCTTTTATCAAAGTATACTAATTTCTCTCTTTTTTTGTATAAATAGAAAAAAAAATATTATATTGTATATAATGAATGGCATGGCGACGGTTGTATTGGTAGTTACACTTTTAGCGAGTGGGCTATATATTTTTGAAAGAGGAGCAAGCGCAACAAAAAGTTTTTCAGGTTCGAAAAAACAACAGGGAGGGAAATCAAAAAGAAGTAAAAGGGTAAAAAATAACAATAAAACTAAAAAAGGTTAAACATAGGAATAATTGAACTAGACATGAGTTAATGACTTTTCCAAGCTCGTTTCTAGAGTCCCAAAAAACCTCCATTATACGTAACTAAGAATGTCTGGTTTATCAACCCATAGAGAGAAGTCGAGATAAATCATAACGTGATTTTCATTTCTTTTTATATAAAAAGAAATGAGTTTGTGTAAATATAAGAATGCTTTAGGGATTCCGGGAAAGGGAATACATTCTTATCGGTTTTGTAATATTGCAATCATGGATGTAATAATGACATTTATTGCAGCGTTTTTTATTTCGCGAGTATTAAAAATATCTTATTCTTGTACGTGTGCGGTACTCTTTGTATTGGGAATAATATTGCATCGTCTTTTTTGTGTAAGAACCACGGTTGACAAACTTCTTTTTCCATAAGATTTATTTTATTTTATAAAAATATAAAATAATATGATTTAAAACATGAATGAACACATGAATATGATTGAAATGAAAACCATAACGAATGAAGAGAAATTAGATTTATTGTTTAAAAACAACCCGCTTTTAGGAAAAGTTATAACCAACGAATATGAAAAAAGATTATATGATTATTATCGATTGGCAGAAGAGTTGCTTTTGTTAATAAATAAAAGAATCCTTTTAATAACGAACTATTCTAAATTAGAAAATACAATAGACAAAATAGATTTAGTTGAATTTTATTCCGATGATTTGTTTCCTTTTATAAAACAACAAATAAGCTGCGTTTATAAGAGAATGAAAGAACACAAAGAAGTCATTTTCAAAGATTGGGATGTATATAATAAAATACTAAACAATCTGATTTTACAACATGAATACTAATCCTTGTCGAAATTTATAAATTTATAAGTTAAACCATAATTTGTTTGCGTTTCCCAAATACCTGAAATTTTGAGAATAATCGCATTAGTATTTTGTGGAATATTATCGCAAAACATTTTGATATTACCATTTTTGACATGCTCGTTTATTTTATATTGTGGTATTTTGTTACTTACGTATTTGTTTAATATATCTTCTTCTATATGTTTCATTTGGTTGATTAATTCTTGGTTTAGTTTATTAATGTTAAAACAGTATTTGTATTTGTTATAGTATTTTTCAAAGCATGTTTCTGTAAAAGGCAACTCTAAATAAATGCCGTTAAATGTAACGTTGTAATTTGAGTATAATATTTTTATAAAGATACTATCTGCCATGATATTATTTTTCATGGGTTCACAAAAGTATATATAATTATTATTATATTGATTTAATTTTTTTACCATATACATGTATTATATACACAAATATGTTTAAGTCTTAACAACGAATAATGCAAATCCAAAAAGAGAAAAAATAATATTATTATATTAAGTATTAAAAATAATAATATAAAGAATGAATGAAGTTTTATGAAACCCATTTTGAAGAATATATAACTGAAAACAAAAAACATGACTTGCACCCAAGCCTAGAAAGGGTATATCAAAACTTCCCGCCTTTGATACAGAATTTAAAAAATGTTATTATTTATGGCCCTGGTGGAATCGGGAAATACACGCAGCTTTTGAAATGTATAAAAAAATACAGTCCTTCTGAGTTAAAATACGAAAAGAAAATAAGTATTTTATTCAACAAACAACCTTATTTTCTAAAAATAAGTGATATTCATTATGAAGTAGACATGTCTTTATTGGGCTGTAATTCTAAATTACTATGGCACGAAATATATCAACAAATAGTAGATGTTATATCAACAAAACCTGAAAAATACGGAATTATTGTATGCAAATATTTTCACGAAATACACAACGAATTACTAGATAATTTTTACAGTTATATGCAACAAAATTATAGTAATTCTGTGCACATTACTTTTTTTATTCTCTCTGAGTCTGTCAGTTTTATTCCGGATAACATTCTGAATTGTTGTGAAATGATTCAAATGAGCCGTCCTACGAAAACATTATACAACAGTTGTTTAAAAACAAAATTGAATAAACAGGTAAAAACGGATAGTATTACAAGCATTAAAAACTTGTATGTGCAAAACGATAATTTAATGATGAAACATAAATTATTATGCAATAAAATAATTCAAATGATGATGGATATAAAGGGACTAAATTTTCTCTCCTTCCGAGATTTGTTATATGATATTTTTATTTATAATTTGGATATAAACGACTGTGTGTGGTATATTTTATCTAATATAGTTGAAAAAAATGCAGTCACGAAAGAAGATTTTACGGATATTATATTTAAAACGTATTCCTTTTTTCAATATTATAATAATAATTATAGGCCGATTTATCATTTGGAAAATTATTTATTACATTTAGTAAAATTGATTCACCGATTACCGGACATACAAAAATAACAAATAAAAAACAAAACAACAAACAAATAAAAACAACAAACAAATAAAAAACAAACAATAACCATCTAAAAATAGATTCGTATATTAATGAAAATGAATCATATAAAAGCTTTTGAATTATTAGAAATCGACATACCGGATAAAGAATTAACGTTAACCTACTTAAAGAATAAATACAGAAAACAGGCTCTCAGACATCATCCAGATAAGAATGGAAATACGTCAGAATCAACCGAACAATTCAAACAAATAAGGGAAGCTTATGAATACTTGGAAAAAGAAATTGAAAATGGATTTGATGAAGAAGAATCTTCTCTCTACATGGATATTCTAAGAATGTTTATGAAGGGACTTATGGATGGTAAATACAACGAACTCATTATTAAAATAGTGCAAGAAATTGTAGTTTCTTGCAAAGTATCTATGAATATATTCGAAGATTTGGATAAAGAATCCATTCTATCGATCTATACTTTTCTCTCCAAGTATCGTTCAGTATTTCATTTGAATGAAAAGATTTTAGAGAAAATTTATGAAATTATTTTGGAAAAGGGTGAATATGACGCAATTTACAAATTAAATCCAAGTATAGATGATTTGCTAGAGAACAATATATATAAATTGATATTGAATGACAATCTGTATTTAGTTCCATTATGGCATACTGAATTGTATTTTGATACATCGGGTTGTGAATTTATAGTTTTATGTGAGCCTGAATTGGAAAATATGACGATTGACGACGAAGGTAATCTTTATTTAGAAATAGATGTTTCCTTTAATGTTATTGAAAACTCTTTTCAGGGAGAGAAAGACATTTCGTTTTTTATAGGAAAAAAAGAATACCAGATTCCGATAAGCCGATTATATATTCAGAAGGTGCAATATTACAGAATACCCAAACAAGGAATCGCCAAAATAAATGAAACGGATATATATGATATAACCCAGAAAGCGGATATTATTGTAAAGATAACTTTGAAGTAATTCAGTAAATAAAAAATAACATTTGTGTTTTACTAAAATCTCTATTTATAATATGAATTTTGGAAATTTCAAGAGATGGCATAAAATTCCGACGATAAGCAAACTGTTATATATTTCTATTATTTTATCTGTTTTGCTGAGTGGTTATATTTTGCTTATGGTACTCTTTTTTAAAGATAACACACATGTAGGGGTTTTTTCTACATGGCAATTTTGTACATTACTCGCGTTGATGATTGATATGATTTATTATAATAAAAATTTATTATAGTGCAATATAATTAAACCTCTTCCGTATTAATTTCGAACACATTTTCTTGTAAAGAAAAAGTATATTTGAAATATCCGATGATACAAAAAAATAAAAAAATTGCGCTATTCGAAATGATGATAGGTATTTTGTAAATACAAATGCCGTACACTATCATTATTATTGCGGATAAAATACTTAATAAAATAGATACTGTAGAAATAGAATCTGCATTTTTGGTTTTATAAATATGATATACTTGTGGGATTAGATTGATACTTATTAGAAAAGACCCTGTATATCCAATATACTCATACATTATAATAAGTAAACCAATATTTTTACATCCTTTTTTGTATTTTATGATTTTACACCTTTTAACATTTCAAATGCCGATTTTACGGCATAAAAAATAATTAAAAAATGTAAAATCAATAGGCGTGCTTATTTTGTTGTTTCTTAACGCCGATTGTCTTACTTAACCCTGTCTTTTTGTTTCCACAGGTGAAAGACGATGCTTGAAACTGAAACTCTACTGGTCTTGTTTGGTTATATATCCAACATTCAGTTAGATGGATTAAAATATGAGAATTTGAAAGAAAATATCCAAAAAGTAATAAGTGAAATACCGAAAGAAAAATATGAAAATATATTTAAGGGTGCTTATGAAAGACCAGAAAAATATGTTCCTAAGAATAAAACAAGAAAAATAAAGAAGAATTACAAATAATTATTTATAAAAAGGTTTATAAATAATCGGCGTTTGAAATGTTAAAAGGTGTAAAAAGTATTTGAAATTATTTATTGTCAAGAAAAAATAAATAATTTAAGAATTAACTAAACAAACTAAACAATCTAATCTACAAATCTAAACCTTCTTCTTGATAACCTTCTTGACCTTTGGAGCGACTACTTCTTCTGCTTCTGCTGCTAGTGGTGCTAGTGGTGCTAGTGGTGCTACTGCTGCTACAGCTTCCTCTTGAACTGGAGGAACTACTTCTGCAACTTTAACAGGTGCAGGCGCTTCTTCCTCATCGCTATCATCTACAATCGCTCCAACATGTGATTCATGCAATTCAGGGTCTTCTTGCTTCTTCAACTTTTCCTTATCTGCAGTCTTTAGCTTGATAAAGCATTTCCCTTGCAAACTCGCCTTGGGCTTTTGAACAACTGCTTGAACCAATTTCCAACTTGCACTAAACTTACCATTCACAAACCAAATACCGGAGAATTGAATAAGACAAGCAATATTCGTCCCCTTTTTCAAATAATCTAAAGGAGTTACTTGAACCTCTTGGCTTGGAAACAATTTACCCCCATCTTCGTCATAAATTTCCGTTTTCCAAACACCTTCCCATTTGGAAAGCTTAATTTTTAACGTTGGTTGCTTGCTATAATCATAATCACCTGTCGATTTATCCTTTGGGTATTTCAACATCGGTGTCCAAAGAGCATCAATCACCTCCGCATTCTTTTGCACCTTTCCAAACCATTCCTTAGAATAAAGAAGCGCATCCGCCTTAATCTTATCCTCTAGAGCCTTCATGTTTTCTAAAAAGGCGCGTGTATCTTCTGATGAATATTCAGAATTCGGAAATTGAAGAGATAATGAAAATTTATCGTCGCCTTCACCAGTCTTTTCATCAATAAACTCGCTTGCCCCCCATGTCAGCATAAGCGGTGTGGATACTGTAAGGTATGTTTTGGTCTTTTTATTCAAAATATTTACTGATTTTGCCCCTTGCGCACTTGCTTTGGGAGCAGAATACATAATATTATCCATAGTTAATAATGTACCCTCGATGATTCTATCGTCTTGCATGTTGTATTGATGATTTATATTACCTGGATATCTTTAAATCAATTTTTTTTTATATTAATAAATAAGTACAAAAAAAATGAAACACCTCTTTTTTATTATCATACATGATAATAAAAATTTTTGGCTAAAGAGATTAAAATAATAAATAAAAAAAATAGTTCAAAAACAAATTTATAAAATATAGTATAATAGTATGAATACCCTGAAGAAAAAAAATGTAAATAAACAATATTTGATAGATGATTATATTAGTAGCATTTCAAGTAATTGTGAAAAAAAAATGGCATCCCTTAAAAGTAATCTAACAAAAATAGATAACGATAACTTGATTGTTCCTACCATTAAAAATTATACCGAAATCACAAATTACAATTATAATGCACAACAATTAAAACAGTTTGCGAAAAATTATAAATTAAAAATTGGTGGAAATAAGAAAGAGCTTATCACGCGTATATTTACCTTTTTGTATTTATCTTCATACATTATAAAAATTCAAAAATACGTGCGCGGATTTATTCAAAGAAAATATAATCAGTATCACGGACCTGCGTTTAAAAACAGGGCATTATGTAATAATTCAACTGATTTTATTAGTATGGAGGATTTAAAAGACTTGCCTAATATTCAATTTTTTAGTTATAAAGATACAGATGGATTTATTTATGGATTTGATTTGGTCTCCATTTATAATTTGCTTTTCAAAAATAAAAATATCAAAGAAAAGAATTTGAATCCATACAATCGTAATGAAATACCTAGCGTGGTTAATAAAAATATTAAATCAATTGTAAGGATGAGTAAAATAATAGGTGATGATATTAATTTGTCCATCATGAATGATTACGAAGTGACTAAAACAAAATCAGTTGAACTAACCGCATTAGCGCTCTTTCAGGAAATAGATTCTTTGGGAAATTATACTGATTCCAATTGGTTTCTCTCTTTGAATCGTGTTCAACTAATAAAATTTGTAATGGAACTAAACGATATATGGAGTTACCGTGCTCAATTATCTTTAGAAACAAAAAGAAATATTTGTCCTCCTAATGGAACACCGTTCTCTAATATACATATTGCTCATCTTCATGCAGAGACAGATATAATTCAAATGCAAAAAATTGTTTTAGCGATCTGCGCAGTATTTGTTTTTACAGGAGTTAATAATGATAGTCGTTCTTTAGGATGTTATTATGTTCTTGGAGCATTATGTTTAGTAAATACAAATGCTGCAGAAGCGTTGCCGTGGTTATATCAATCGGTATCGTTTTTTTAATTCTACTTTAGAGAAGTTTATTATATATTATCGTAACAATATATATTATTTGCGTTAAAACACTTAAAAAGTATTTGTTTAGATATGTTATAGTAAGATGCCTAGAAATAGCAAACCTACAAAGCCTGCTGAAACTGTTTCCGTTCCTGTTGAGAAAGTTGTCAAGGAAAAGAAGCCCCGTGCTCCTAAGAATGTTGCCCCTGTTGTCCCTGTTGCCCCTGTAGTTCCTGTTTGCGAGAGCGCCCCAATCACTCTTTCTACCGCCGAGCCTGAAACTGAGTCGGATGCTCAAATTGTCGAGCAATCGAATGAGTTTATTGCCAAGCTTCAACAGCTCGGTGCTATGATTTCTACTTTGAAGACTGAGTACCGTGTTTTGGAGAAGAAGTGGAGTCGCGAATTGAAGCAATCGCAAAAGCTTAATTCCAAGAAGAAGAGAAAGGCCGGAAACCGTGCTCCTTCTGGATTTGTGAAGCCAACCAAGATTAGTGAGGAGCTTTCTAAGTTTTTGGAGAAGCCTTCCGGTTGTGAGATGGCACGCACAGAGGTCACGAGAGAGATTAACAATTACATCCGCAAGCACAATCTTCAAGATAAGGAGAACGGCAGGAAGATTATTCCTGATGTCAAGCTTGCTTCTTTGTTGAAGCTCAGTAAGACGGATGAGCTTACGTATTTCAACCTTCAAAAGTTTATGAGTCCTCACTTTGCCAAGAATGTGAAGGAGGCCGTCGTTTAAAAACATAATAGTTTAAAAATAAAATAGTTTAGAAAAAATAATTTAGAAATATTATAAATTTTTTTTATAATATTTATTTATATTATGAGCTGGCTTTCAGGAAATCAAAATCCGCAAAATCAAGAGTATTCACAAGGTAGTCAATACGGACAAAGTTCCCAATACGGTATGCAAGGAAACCAATACGGACAAAGTCCCCAATACGGACAAACTCCCCAATACGGACAAACTCCCCAATACGGTCAAACTTCCCAATACGGTCAAACTTCCCAATACGGTCAAAGAAATCAAAAATTACCGGTTTATTACACTTTAGATGGTTCTCAACCCAAAAAAATTTCGTATTTTGGTGAAACATATGCAAATTCTATACAAGAGGCTGAACAAAAAGCAAACGCAGGTATAAACTCAAGCAACAAGTATACTTTAGATTATCAACATCCTACTATTATTAACTCAAACAATCAATATGAAGTTCATTTCATTAGTCAAACACAGAACGGACAATCTCAATCGTGGATGGGAGGAAGAAAAAAACGTACTAGAAAAACAAAAAAGGCAAAAAAAACAAAAAAAGCAAAAAAAGCAAAAAAAGCAAAAAGAACGCGAAGAAGTTAATCAAAAATTAATCAAAAACAATCGAATAATAAAAATATAATATTTTTATATTTTTATTATTTTCCTCCCCGCAATCGAAGTACTAAATGCAACGTGCTCTCTTTTTGAATATTGTAATCGGAAAGAGTTCTGTTATCTTCTAACTGTTTTCCAGCAAAAATAAGTCGTTGTTGGTCAGGAGGAATACCTTCTTTATCTTGAATTTTTTGTTTTATATTCTCTATTGTATCTCCAGCCTCTGCCTCAAGTGTGATTGTTTTTCCAGTCAACGTTTTCACGAAAATTTGCATTTCTATATATACATAAGATTATTTTTATATCTTTTTTATATATTATTTTTTAGAGTTTATAGAGTTGTTAGACAAATATTTCTTTTGTATCTAAAGCAACGACACAACCGACTTTTTCTGTTTTAGTAACATTCTTTATTTTTGTATATATGAATCCCGTATTGTTTTTTTTTGTATATTTCTTACATAATAGAGCTCCTTGATGAATAATAGTATGCATTTTTTGTTTTTTTATTTTTATATTTGACAACTTAGCAACTACATGGCAAGACGACTCATTTGCATGAAACCAATAATCATTTTCGTTGCACGTATCTATCATATCAAAATTATCTTGTGCATTTTCGCCTATACAAAAGACTACGGATAATCGTAAATTCGGAAAGAATATCGTTTCTTCTCTCATTTGTTTAGAATATAATTTTAATTTTTTATTCATTTTTTTATTCATTTTTTTATTCATTTTTTACGTTTTGTAGAAGGTTTGCTTCTTTTTCTTGTTTTCCCACCTATCTGTACGTGAAGGTCCAAAGTAATGCATGGCGTTTCATACATTTATATAAATTATTTAATTATTTTGTCATTTAATTTTCTAAATAAACATATTTTATTATAAAGGTCAATATCATTTTTGAGGTTACCTTTAATATGTTGATACATCTCCATATGTAAAGGGAATGTCATATCCAATTTAAAAAAATTAGTGTTAAATTTATTTATTTTACCTGGATCTACATGTGGTAAATCTAGTTCTTTTTGTATATCAAAAATGTTACTAGATAACTGTTTTAAATCTTCTTCCAAATTTTCAAAAATAATTATATAATTATAATCGAAAATGTTATTTCTAAACCATTCTCTGCATGGACAAGAGTAACAATTTATACACAACGTATCAAACAAAACTCTTTCATTTAAATATAATTTTTCTAAGTTTAATTTGGGATTATCTAGTAAATTAAAATGATTAAAAGAACTAATAAAACGATGAATGGGGTTTCTAATACATGTTATATTAAATTTAGCGTTAATTTTGGGATATAAATTATTATTAATATGCGCTAATAATACTTTTTTATCATTTAGAATTGGTATCATTTTAATAAAATCTGCATTATTCATTATATCATTATTTTCCCCATCAGGAATATAAATTTCTGATTCTTTGTATCCTTTATTCAAAAGCATATTTTTAAAAAATTCTCTTAATGTAGAACCTCCACACTTAGGGATATGATAAAATGCAAAATCAACGTTATTTAACATAAAGATTATGTAATATAACAATATTTTTTCAAAATAAAATTTCTGAAAAAAATATAATACCATAAATACCATTTCCTGGTGTGCATTATTGACAAAGATGCGCGACTTATTAAGAAGATCGTGATTTATTCAAATACCACATAGCGCGCAAATATGTCAATTCATTCTTGAAACTGTGTCAAAATCTTCTACACTATCGTCATCTGATGTATATTCTTCCATTTCTCTCTTCAATTCATACTTAGAAATATGCGGTTGAAAGAATAACACGAGTTCGGTGGTGATTTCCTCTTCTTTTAACAACTGATATTTTTTATTTAAAATATACCGAACCACAAAGGTAACATCTAAATGCTGGGTTCTTAGAATATCTTTTAAATTTAGTGCGTAAATATGTTTTTTTAGCGTTTCTCGCGAATACTGTTTTTCTAATTTCAACATTTTAATACTATAGAATTGACTTTAAATCTGTAAAAAAAATATTGACTTATTCAAAAACTTCGAAAACTTCAAAAACTTATGCAAATATAAATCCGTCTAGTCTCAATATAAACATCATATCTTTTCTCTTAATCAAATTCTTTGACAAATTTATATCTTTCAATTCTACCGTTAAATCAAATAGAAGATCTATTTTTTTCATAGAATCGTATTCTGTATCAGTAACATAATTTTTTATTTTTAACCATTCATAGAATCCGCACTCTGAACTTTTTCGAAATAATTTAAATAAAGCAAGCACTTTATATAAATGAAAAGGAGTTTTCATATTTTTATTATAATCTGTTCCAGAAACAACACATATTTCTCTCAGCTCTTTCTGTGTAATTCTTAATTGTTGTAATATAGATTCCGTATCATACAAAACGACCGTATGCTTTAATAAACTTATATACCGTAAAACACGCGGACAACCATAGGCAAACATATCCATATCTTCTGTTAAACATGCCCATACTTTTTTTTGAATGACAAGTGCCGCACATATTTCGTCTGCTTCGCTCGGTGCCTCATAATAAGATGCGCCATAAGCCGTTATTAATTTTTTTACTTCTTCTATTTTTTCTTTTTTGAAATAGATAAATTTTTTCTTTAGGGCTTCCATTTTTTTTTGAACTTCGTAGGATTGTGTTTCTGATTTCAGAAGATAATATTCATTCTCCGCTTTTTTTTTCTCTTGTATTCTTTCAATAATCAATCCCATTTTTTCTGCGGGAGGTTTTCCATCAAATACAAAGAGGGGAATAATATTATAATAATGAAAGATAGAGAGCATCAAATAGATGTTTTCTATCAGGGCGTTTTCTGCTTCAAATTTATATAAATAAATACTTATGTCAATAACGATCTTTTTCCCGGATAGTTCTGAAATCGGCATCATGCGTATAGAATCAGGGCATTCTTTTCTTAAAAATCTGTTTAAATTTTGGATTCCCATTCTGTTTGTCTTTTTCTATTTTATTCTTTTTTGTTTCAATTTTATAATAAAATTTAAATAATAAAATTTAAATATCTAAACTAATAGAATTGGCTGATTTTTGTCTTCGCCTGCTTCGTTTGGGCATGTTTCCATCTTGTAAATCTTTTAAATCACTAATGCTAATGGTACTATCATTATTGGTTTTTTGCGGCTCTTGAATATTAATACTTTTGGTTTTTAATCCAGAAAGAATATCTGAAATATCGCTAGGTCCTTTCATGTCTGGACGTGAATTACGGTTTTCGCGAATATTAATTCCGTCATCTACAAAAGAGCTTCTCCCCATACTGGCGGAATTATTTCCAGGTCTGAAATAGGGCGGAGGAACAGAATTAGGCCCTTGAGTCGCCATAGGAGGAGGAGGTCTGCTAGGAAGAGGAACATCTTTCATCATTCCATTCATAAATCCAGAGAGACCAGGACTGCTTTGAGACATGGAATTAACTGCAGCACTTTGGAAAGAACGCATTAAATCCGGGTTTTGTCTTAGAATGTCATCCATTCCAGGCATAGCACTCTTAAACATCGTATTGGACATATGAACCATCATAGCACTACCCCCTAACTGGAAAAGAAGTTTCAATTCCGGAGACATAGTTGCGCGTGATTTGTATTTTTCATACAGTTCAGAAAAAATATCATCATAATCTTTAATGTTTTCATTTATTTGTTCACTCCATCCATCTAGTTTAATATCAAACGGGTCAAATTTTCCATTCAGAAATTCAAGTCCGTTTATACAAGCCATCATCATATTTCCTTGAAACTTGATAGAATTCTCTTTAGCCTTTTCATCGATAATAGTTTCGTATTCCCCTTGCATCTCTGCGAGAGAAGATTCCATACTATATTTTTTAGACAAATCCACTCCTTTCTTTTCAAGAGCCTCTAACTTTCGCAAATATTTGAATTTTTCTCTCAAGAGTTCCTCTTTTGACATTTGAGGCTGGCTAGGAACAGACTTGTCGGGATTTAAAGGGATGTTATTGAATTTTCCGTAGCCATCCCATGTTTTAGAAGGATTTTCAGTATCAGCTGTCGATTTACCTAAATTAGGAGTAGAACTACTCGTAGAACTACTCGTAGAACTGGTAGAGGTAGCATAATCGTCTGAAAACTTTACGTGTTTATCATCCGAGTTTCCATTTCCGCTAAACAAATCGGATTTCGGAATATAAGAGCTGTTTATTCCTTCTGATAAATTATTGAGTTCATTCTCTAAATTATTTAAATCATCCAATTCAATATCGCTTGTATTACGATGACTTCCATCTTTGACTTTCTCATTCATTAATAATTCAATTCCACTACCAAAATTAGTAGATCTGGATTTCATAAACATAGAATCCATATTGCTGTTTAATTCTAAATCTGAAATTTCAATAATATCAGGACCGTTCATTATTCATTAATAAGAACATTTAATTTTAAGTATTACGAATTATATATTCTTTATTACTTTGTTAATTTCTTTTGAATATACCACAACCCTTGTAAAAAAGAATCTGCTAAATCATCCTTTTTTTTGTGAGAGAGAAAATACTTTTGTTGTTTTTGAAAACGATAATCGTTCGTAATCATTTCTAAACACTTGTCAATAGACATTTTTTTGCGTTCGCTGTATTTTGTTTTTTCGTTGGTGATTTGAAATTCTTTTAGTTTGTTGATTGGAGAGATAAATTCCACATGAACATTATCAAATCGCATAATAAAATATTGAGCGATCATTCCTTGGATTGTTTTCATACGACTTGCGATAGTGCTAATTTGATTTTCAATCACTACATATTCAATCGTCTCATATTTATCTAATAGTAAATCTAATTTGTATTTTATATTTTTGCCAATAGTAATTAAATCAATCTCTCCTGATTTCGTTCCATTCAATTTATCAAAACAAGTTTTATGAATATATTCTTTCAATTGGGACACCAATTCTGCCTTTTTAATAGTTTTTTCATAGGTTATGTATTTATCTGCGATTTCATACAAGGTTTGAATTTTCTGTTTTTTTATATAAGAATCTTGTAGTTCATTCGTCGGGATTTGATAATTCATTTTTTTAGAATGGGTCAAACAGTAGCATTCGTCGTTTTTTGTAAATTTAGCGAGTTTATTACATGGAATATTTTTAGAAGTGTATTGGCATAACGCTTGTTCTTTGTCAGCAACATTAATACTATCCCATTTTTCAATCTGAAAATCGGTTCCTAATTTTTCAAATAAACAAAAAGCTAAATTCTTTATCCCGACGTCGATGCTTAATACCTTCATTATTCTATTATTACATAGTATTTAATATAATTACAATGATTTTTTACAATTATTTTATTTGTAAATATTAAGATATATAAATAGTTTATAATGACAATTCCTGAAGGCCGTAAAGCTGACTTAGTGGTTTATTTTAGTAACGTTGTAAGTGAACCAATTGCATCAGGAAAAACCTGGCAACAAATTATTACAAATTCGGTTCTTTTTAAAAAATTTAAAAACGGAAAATTAAAAAAACCGATAGGAAGTTGGGTAAGTTCGCGATTAGTAAATACTCTAACAAAAGAAACCGTTGCGCAAAATACTTTTAACTTTCCGAATAAAAGTAGCATAATGTATACACGCTCATATATGAATCAAGTATTTCTCTTGCCTGGCCAATCTATTGTTAGCACAATCATTTCTGGACAAGGTGATTATGCGTATTCAACAGGATGTGTTAGAATTACCAACGTCTCACCATTAGCTAATACATTTAAAGGAGAAATATTTTTCAACGTAAATTAGCTTTTTTATTTAGCATAAATTCCTTTTTGACTCCGATTATAATTATTCATTAATAAATATAATTATAATCACTTCCGTTTGAATATGTAAAAAAGACAGAGAACCACGCAAATAATGAAGATAAGTGTTTTCCCGTAATAAAAGCTATAAGAACGTTTGCGAACAGGCGCGTTTTCTAAATGATACTTCGCCATATCTATCCAATAATTAAAATCCATACTTTGATAATAATCACTTTTTTTGTATTTTAATTTTTCATACATCTCGTTCAAATAATCTTCCGTTAAATTTTTGTATTCTCCTTCATTTTCTAAAAAGAGGATGGGAACATCTTGAAAGTAATGATGAAATTGGCATTTCACCACGATAGGGATTGCTCCACTATAAATAGAATCGTAAAAACGAAACGTATCTAGTCCATTTCCTCTAGGACATATTACAAATTTACTATTATTCAGACGCTGGAAAAAAACATCTCGACTGATCGTATAGTTTAAAAATGTTCCCATATTTTCAAACCTTATAAACTTTTTGGTTCTTATTTCATTAAAAATGACTTTACGTAAAGGATACGTATCCAACGAATAATTGCAATAGCACAATATGCTTCTTTTATTGTTCATAATAGCAGAATTATGAAAGGAATCAATACTTCTAAAATCTCGTCCCATCGGCAAAAAATGTAGAACCTCGTCTTCGTTAATATTATTCATAAATATTTTGACGACATTCGGAGGGATCATCGTCTTTTCAAACGCTTGGTCTGTTTTTCCGACAATAATTACATATCTATTTTGAGAATAATGGTCTATTCTCTCGAAATACATTTCTAGTTTTTTGTTGATATCTTCTGTACTTTTTTCATGACTTCCTATAAATAAGATACATGACTCATTCGGAATATCGTATATGTTATCAATTGTGACAATATTATTTCTTTCAAAAAAAGTTTTGTTATTTATTAATAATATATTTTCCATATATTATGAATACATTTTATTGATACGTGTTTATTGCTTCATGTTTCCATTCTTTCCATTCATATGTGGATTCACCTGAATCGTAGGAGAAATCATTCTAGAGTTCAATTGTTCTCTCGATAAATACGGGTTTTTCAAGTCGCTGTTAGTATAACCATAACTAGGATTGTTTTTATCGAATGGCGATGAATATAAATGCGGAACATTCGTGTCTCTTGTTGCTTTTTGTGTGTGATTATGAATATACGGATTTAGACCTAATTCGTTGCAATAAACTAAAGCATTCGTTTTCATAATTTCCATTCCATGTTCTTGTAAATATTGTCTATAATTCCAATTATTATTGATATGTGCTTCTTTTTGTATTCTATTATTTATTACTGCTTCTGGTTGCCAAGAAGCATAATTTCTACCATCCGCCATAATAGGAGGAAAATCAAAATGAATATTATTTGAACCACTAAAGCAAGTTCCCCAACTCATATTATATAATATGATTATAAAAAACCTTCAATATTGTATAGATTATTCGCTCTCCAATAATTTCAATAACTCATTTTTTTTCAACTTGGCATCATTCGTCAATCCCTTCTCAATAGCGATGCTTCTTAATTTTTGAATGGTCATCTTTTTATAATCTAGCTCTTCATCGTTCTTTTTTATCTCCAAATAAAAAGGCTCATCGGATTCTTTTTCGGTCACTATTGTATCTTTATCATCAACTTCAGAATCTTCTTTAGTACCGAAATTTAAGATTTTAATATTCATGCTAGAAATATCATTATCTAAGTCAAACTCTTCTATGTCATCATCCGAGATTGAAATCTTTCCCATAATAACAGTCTTTTTATCATCGTCATCATCATGATCATCATGATCATCCTCATCATCCTCATCATCATCATCATCCTCATCATCATCAGATACTTCTATTAATTCTTTTTCAGATTGCGTTTTTTCTAAAAAAGGCGATGCATTAGATACGAACCCTCCACCTTGTGAATGAATAAAATTATATCTTAATGTATTCATTTCTTCTGCTAAGGAAGAAACTAAACTCAACATCGAATTTATTTTGTGGTTTTGCTCTCTTATCTTACTTTCAAAATAAATAACTAATAAAGCTAATAATAAAATAACTATTCCTAAAATCATAAAAAAGGAAGAGGAAAAAATATCAGTTAATCCATACATATAATAATAGAAATTGAGAATATAATAAATATGAAAGAACGAATATGAATTATTCTTTTTGTAAAGCATTAATAATTTCTTCCGGATAATCCATATCCTTCAATACTTGCACTCCCCCTTTTATTTTGGATATTCCTTCAAAAAGTCGATATGTATATTTGAAATGATTGTTTTCATTCGTGATTTTCATATGATAATTCGCTACTTTCGGATTCTCATTCAGTTTTGTGCATACGTCTATGTAGTGAGTAGTTAAAATAGAAGAAGTATTTGAATGTTTTACTAAATATTCCATAAAGGAAATAGCACTCGCGGTGGCTTCTTCTGGATTTGTTCCAGAATACAATTCATCAAATACACAGAAATGGGTGTCCTTATCTTTACGAACCGTTTCTATAATTTCTTTGCAACGTCGTGCTTCTGCTTGAAAAAGACTGTCCCTTCCACTTGTATCCGGGATATTCAAATAGCAATGTATGTATTTATACGGTTTTAGTTTAGCAGAATCATAAAATCCACATCCAAACTGTTGTGTAAATATAATATTCAATAAGGCTGATTTTAATAACGTAGTTTTTCCTGACGCATTAGGGCCTGTAATAATCATATTTTTTTCAAAATGAATCGTGTTTTTAATCGGCTGATTATTTTTTAATGCGGCATAATAATTGTTTTTAATTTGGTTGTTCTTTTTGTTTTTGATAAAAACTGCATATTGGATTTGCTTTGACCGAATGTTTTGGACAAGCCCATCTAGACAACGGAGGTATCCGTGAAATCCGAAAGAATACAAGAATGCGTCATGATAATCTATGTTTACAAATAATTCATAGAAATTTCTTAACACACTACCTATCTCAAATATATTTTTGAGAGAAAACTGGTATTTGGAAATAAAAGATATTTTTTCTTTGAAATCAAGCAATACTTGTCTTTTTATAAGTAGAATAGAATTAAATTCTGTGTGTGTTTCCAAGTTTTTAGAGTATTCATAATAATGGCTCATGGAATTCGTTGTCTCCTCTAAATATTCTCGTATGTTAATAAAATGGTTATGAATGACTTTCATATTATTGTTAAACTTGATACATAACATGATGTTTTGATATATAGAAAATAAATAAAAGGTAGCAGAAATGAGTATATACATTTTTTGATTAATAGAAACATCGTTAAATTCGGTAAATAATTTTCCGATTGCATGCTGAGAAACGATATGTTTCAACACCGCAAAGTATTCGCTCATAGATATATCAAGACCTCTTATTTTGATGATAAAAAAAGGAATAATAAGAATAAAAATGGGAACCAAGAGAGAAATAATAGGCGAGGTAATGTTGTAAATACTCATAAACTGAAGAAAAAATTCGGATCTATTTAAAAATTCCAACGGCTTCCAGTCAATATAATAATACTTTTCTTTGAACCCCGAATCATTCTTTATTTCATTCCAAATTTGTAGCATTCTGGTTTGAATTGAATCGGATTTAGCCTCGGTTTTGTATGTTTGCAATAACTCTTGTTGGTCCTTTAAAAATTCGGTGTCGGTTGTATAATAATCTCCCATTTGCTTAATGAGATTTTTAGAAAAAGGACACCTATCTAATTCATTCTTCACATCCTTTGTTTCATTAAAAAAATAATGGTACATCGGATTGTTTGACCCGTCGATGGTATCCACTAATTCTAAATCCATAGCCACCGCCTTTTTTAAAGACATTTTGTGTTCATTATAATAAATAGGTAATTTGAAATGTTCGTTAAACTCAATTTTAGGAACAGACATACTATAAACGGGATTTTTAATAATTTTTATTTTACGAATCCTAATCTGAATCATTTCTAAAATAAAAATAAATTAAATATTCTTAATGAAATCTAGATTGAAAGGAAGCTCTTGAATTTGACAATTGTAATAAGATTCTATTTCTTTCATTTTTGCAATATCTCTTTTTGTAATAAAATTAATTCCCACTCCTTTACGTCCCCATCTTCCACTTCTTCCAATCCTGTGAAGATATGTATTCACATCTTTTGGAATATCAAAATTAATAACGGTACTGACTTGTTGAATGTCAATACCACGTGCGGTTACATTAGAAGATATCAATACACGTGATTTACCAGTTTTAAATTCGGTGAATGCTAAATCTCTTGCTTGTTTTTCCATATTGCTGTGAATACAACAAACTGGAAAGCCGTCTTCCAACATCGCGTCATACAAATCTGTCACACGTTTAATGCTATTGCAATAGATAATACTTTGAGATATACTAATAATAGAAAATAGGTCTTTCAAAGTTAGATATTTCTGTTTATCATCTTCTAATGCAGCATAAAATTGACTGATTCCTTCCAACGTAAGCTGCTCGGTCTTGACAGAAATTTTTACGGGGTCTCTCATAATTTTATTAATAATAGGTCTAATATGCTCGGGCAAAGTAGCACTAAATAAAGCAACTTGAACAGTTGGATTTAAATACTGGAAAATTTGATATATTTGTTCTTTAAATCCAGAAGATAATAAATCATCGGCTTCATCTAAAATAATCAATCGAATAAATTTGGCGTCTATTTTACCACGTCTCATCATATCAAATACGCGACCAGGACAACCACAAATAACATGAGGCGTCTCATTCAGTCCAAAATCCCCGGATTCTTCTAGATTAAATCCTCCAAAACATTTATTGACGACCAGACCGGTCATCATGGATCCAAGACTGGTAATAACAGTAGATGTTTGAGTGGTTAATTCTCTGGTGGGAGATAAAATAAGAACTTGCGTTTTTTTCTCTTTTAAATCAATACGCGTTAATGCACCGATGGCAAAGGCGGCTGTTTTCCCAGTTCCGGACTGTGCTTGTGCAATAATATCTTTTTTCATGAGAATGGGTTTAATCGCCTTTTGTTGAATAGGACTTGGTTTTTCAAATCCGTAAGAATAAATTCCTCTTAAAATATTGGGGTCCATATCAATATCATCCCAAGAAAGTATTTCATACAAGGAAGAATCGTATTCTTCTGTATTTGTATTATTACCATTCGAACGAAAACTATTATCCCTTATCATTATTTATATTCACTATTTATATATTTAAGTGTATTTATAATTATTATATTTAAAAAAATAGATATAGACAAATCATTATAATATAATTAATCTATTACAGAATGTTTTATAAGATGACAGATTTTGAAAAAATAATATTTAATGGATTTACATTCGAATTACCGAATGAAACGGTTCAAATTATATCTAACTTATCTTTGCAGGTAGGTTCTCCATCTTATGTCAAAACACCGGTTTTCAACAAAAAAGAAACGTCGCCTGTACATAGTTTTGTAGATTCAAAAAGAAAAAAACGAGGAATTGAATTAAACAACGATGATTGGGAAACGTTAAGAAATTATCAACCGACGAAAATAGAAAAAAAAGAGGGAGTTTATGCAGAGATAGATAATGCAAGGTCTTTTTTGAATAAAATGACAGACAAAAATTATCATGAAATGAAAAACAAAATATTAGAATTATTGTGTAATATAAAAACGAATTATCCAGAGAATGAAAGTGAGGTTATTTTCCAAATGGGAGAAAATATATTTAACATCGCTTCTAACAATCGTTTTTATTCCAAAATATACGCAGATTTGTATTCAGAACTTATTCATGTGTACCAACCGATGAGAGATATTTGTGAAGTGAGTTTCAGTAAATTTATGGAATTGTTTCATACTATTGAATTTGTGAATTCTGCAGAAGATTATGAGAAATTTTGTTTAATCAATAAAGATAATGAGAAAAGAAAGGCATTAAGTTGTTTTTTTGTGAATTTAATGATAAACGGGATTGTTACTAAGAAGCAAATCATTGGACTAGTTATACAATTATTAAATACCTTTGATATCTATATTTCTCAAGAAAATAAAGTGAATGAGGTGAATGAGATTAGTGAAAATATTTCGTTCTTGCTTAAAAAGGAATGTTTTACAGAAGAAGATTATGATGTATTAGAGAATGGTATGGATATTTTAAAATATATTGAATTAATTGCCAACTCAAAATCCAAAAATTTCAAGAGTTTATCTACCAAGTCTATTTTTAAATTTATGGATATGGTAGATATGTAAAATTGAATCCTGATTATTATATTTTATTATAAATACATAAATATAAAATATAAAATATAATTATATGGTGGTTTCCAAAATAAATAATACAATTAGTTATCCAGAATTAAAAACGGTAGACCCTAGTGATTTAGAAAACGAGGCAACTTTATATCAAATCGTTGTGTATGATGTGGATATTATTGTTGCGATTGGTAATTCAAAAAATACGTATGATAAAGAAAACGTCTTATACTTTCCTATTTATTTAGTAAAACACAACAAAAAAGTAATTCAAATAGGTTTGTATGAAATACAGTCGACCGATTATTTAGAATATTTAGATGAATCTAATAATTTGGATGTAGAAAAACTAAAGAATCCGCTCATTTATCATTTTGTGAATAAAAAAATGTTGATGGAATTAAGACTTGAACCAGAGGATGAGACAATAAACGAGAATCCAGAATACGAAAAAGGAGAAGAAGAAGAACCAGAAGAAGAACCAGAAGAAGAGGAAAAATCAAAAGGTAAAACACAAGATATATCTGATAATCGCAAGGATATTTTTGTTTTAACTAGAGGAATTCTTGTTCCTGGATTATTGAAAGAAGAAACCGAAAAAGATTCAAAACAAATACGCGCCAATTATAAACCGGGTTCTTCGGATGAATGGATAAAAACATTTATGCAAAATTCGAATTATTCTCTTATTGATAATGAAGGGCAAGGTGATTGTTTTTTCGCTACTATACGGGATGCATTTTCTAGTATAGGACAACAAACATCTGTAAACAAATTACGAAAAAAATTGGCAGATGATACAGACGAAAAAGTATTTAATAATTATAAAGAATTGTATGAAATGTTTAAAAATTCTATTTTAGAAGACACCAGAAAAATAAAAGAATTAGAAATAGAATACAAAAATATTGAAGCAAAATTTGTGAATGTAATAGACCGTCAAGAAAAAAAAATGTTGTCAGATGTTGGAAATAAGATTAAAAAAGAGCATGATAGACTTATTAAAGATAAAAAGAATACTACACGAATGCTAGAAGAAAGCCGATTTATGAAAGATATTGATACATTAGAAAAGTTGAAAAAGAAAATTCAAACATGTGAATTTTGGGCAGACACCTGGGCTATTTCAACGTTGGAAAGAATATTGAATATTAAAATCATTATTTTATCAAGCGAATCCTATCAAGCAGGTGATACAAATAATGTATTATTGTGCGGTCAATTGAATGATTCACAAATCGAAAAACAAGGCTTCTTTCGTCCAGAATTTTATATTATGGTAGAGCATACGGGACAACATTATAAATTGATTGAATACAAGAAAAAAACGATTTTTAAATTTCAAGAGATACCTTTTGATATAAAAAAGCTGGTCATGGATAAATGCATGGAAAAAATAGGGGGGGTGTATAATTTAATTCCCGATTTTAAGGAATTTAAACGTCTTCATAGTAAGAATTTAAAAGAGGACATTAATATGGATGAACTGTCGCAGTCTAAATTGCGCGGATTATATGACGATCGTGTTGTATTTTTGTTTTATTCTAAATCAAAGGATAAACCGCTGCCTGGTAAAGGGGCGGGAGAGCAAATTCCGAATGAAATGTTGCAAGAATATTCGGAATTAGCGTCTATTCCAGAATGGCGGAAAAAGTTGTCCAATTTTTGGGTTCAGAGGGACAAAAATGAAATTGTGCCATTTATGTTAGATAATCATAAATGGGCGAGTGTAGAACATTATTATCAAGGCTCAAAATTCAAAAAAGATCATCCTGCATTTTATCTGAGTTTTTCTTTGGAGTCGGGAACGGATTTATCTAAAGACCCCGCGATGGCAAAAGGTGCTGGCGGAAAAACAGGGAAATTTAAAGGCACTTTGTTAAGACCAGTAGAAGTGAAGATTGACCCCGACTTTTTCGGAAAACGCCACAAAGAAGAAATGTATCAAGCGCAATATGCGAAATTTACGCAAATACCTGAATTGAAAAAATTGTTATTGGCAACTAAAAAAGCGAAGTTGATGCATTTTGTTAGAGCTTCCCCCCCTATTTTATTTGAAGAACTTATGATGGTTCGTGATAAATTAAGTCGGGAATCTTAATTTACATAAATTATAATATAATTATAATTTATGAGTCATTTAGAGAAAACGGCTAGCAAATTGAATCCTTTTTCTTCCATAGACACGTTTTATAATTCACCTACAAGTACAATTATCACGTTATCTGCTTCTATTGCTATAGGTGGTGCCTTTAAAGAATGTGTGGGGGCGGTAGTTTCTGGTATTTTACAACCTTTAGTAAATATGCTTATTTCTTTAATTGACGTGAACTATACAAATAAAAAAAATACATCTTTGCAAATATCAAATGTGGTTGTAACATTCATTACATTTGCTTTTACTGTGTTACTTATTAAAATGTATGTTGCATTTTTTTATGATAGTAAATTGCAAGCAAAATTAATGGTAAAATAAGTATAAAGTATAAAATAAGTATATATTTATTTTATAATGGAAATGATAATATTTTTACTTAACCAGAAATCAACGTTATTCCATATCCTGTCCCTCTGCAGCTGAATCTCCTTGAGGTGGGATTCCAAAATCAATAGGTTTAGGTTCGACGAAATCAGTTGTTTTTAAATCTGCAAGCTTATCTGTAACTGCTTCTTTAGCGGCTCCCCTGAGTTTTTTAGTAATTTTTTTTAGTTTAAATGGATCAAATACTAAAGTGATTGTTTTATGAATACAAGTTGTATTAGGTAAATGAGGAAACATAGACGCCAAATTATCTATAATATCCCCTATTAGAACTTTTTTTCCAGACATAGTCAAATTGTCAAAAGGGGTATATGTTTTATCACCATTCAGAAACGCATACGTATTTCTTTGTTGTGTGATTTCATACAATATAGAAAATAATCCGGGTATTTCAATAGGAAATAAATCGTCTTTTAAATAAACCTCAACACCAATTAAATTCATCGGTTTTCCAGGGTAAACAAGGTCATTTGTAATTAGTGAAATTTTACCAAAGTCGATTTCATCTATATTTTTTGCGTACAAGAAACTCCCGTCTTTAGAATAAGTGCATATAATACGAGGATTTAACTTAGCAAATAATACTTTTTGCATTTTTAGAATGGTGCTTGGTTCGTTATCCATTTTATAATACTAGTTAATATATTAATATTATAAAATAAAATAATTATTCTTGTAAAACAAATTTTAATGTATACATTTTTTTAATGTTGTATGTATCAGGTATATCTGACGTAGTAGTTGAAAATAAATCAACTATATCGTTTATACTAACAATAGTATTATTGTTTCCTAAAGTGAAATTGTTATAAAAAGGTTTATATGTGTTTGTAGAATTTAAAAAACTTTCTGTCTGGGAATTTCGCATGTTAGTTTTTGTTATTTCTAATAATCCGTGAACTAAAGTTGGAAACAAATTATCGCCTAAATATACGTCGATATCTTTATAAACGAGGGGGGGACCAAAAAAAGAAGGATTGTTAGTAACAAGTTCTATATTATTAATATCATCCGAATTTATATTTTTTGCCATTAACCAAGTATTTCCAAACGCATCTTTCTCAATCGTTGTTATAATATTGTTGTTTAATTTTGAAAATAAATAACGCTGTATAGATAAACGAGTATTATTAGACATGTTATAATATTAATATACAAATTAATATTTTAAAATAAAATAATTATAGTCTTAGTGGTTTTATAACATTAGGAAGAGGACCTGGTCTGGGTGTTGCTGTAGGTGGAGGTGGTACGACTGGATTCGGTGTAGTTGGGTTATTAATAGGAGGAGGGCCCGGGGTTGGATTAGGAGGCGGTAATCCTATATTTGGATTTGGTGGAGGTGGAGGAGGAGGTGGAGGAGGTGGTGGAGGAGGATTCGGCGCTGAACCAGGTTGTCCTAGATAATATCCAGGATTGTAAGTAATAGGACAATTGGTTCCTTCAATATCTGTGCGTGAATTGACACCATCCGGACAACAACCAAATTTTGTTAAAGAACAACAACCTGGAACATGTGAACAATTAGATTGTGTTTGAACATACCCAAAATTAGACGGAATATCATTTGCCCCCGAGGAATTCGTTTTTACAAAAGTTACATGATTCAAAAGAAAAAAAATAAATAAAACGATTAGCAATACAATTATAATGACTACTGGATTCATATTATATAGTATATATTTTTATATTTTCATACATTTCATACAAAATATAAAATGAGTAAATAATATATGAAATTAAGTAAAAATAGCACAAAACTTATTTCTTTTTTATTAGACACAAAACACAATAAAAACACAAAATTAACAACCAAAACAGAAAATATTCTAAAACTTATTTACCATGATATTATGGAATCTTATATGTATCTTAAAAAATCTCTTGTGTATCATGTGGAAACTAAAATAAATAATGCATACGAAATACCTAAACCTAATAATTTTAGTTATAAAAGTTTCCCAGAACAAGTAAGAAAACATATTGATGAGAATATTGTTTCACAGTTGACATATACATTTTCTCTCTTTGAGAGAAATATAAAGATTCATTTTATTGAAGAAAAGAATATTGAATCCAATATAGCTGTTTATAATAAATATATGGATATGATTTTTATGTGGTTGTACATATTAAATAAACATGCATCCAAAACATGTAGTAATCGTTTGGTAGTGTATTTGTATTTTACTTCTTTAGAAAAGAAAATTCCTTCTAATATTTCTATACTGGATGAGATAAATGTAAACAGCGCTTTTACAAGTACTTGTCCAAAAGATTCCGAGATTGTTATTTTTCGAAAAGAAGAATGGTTAAAAGTATTTATTCATGAAACGTTTCATAATTTCGGACTTGATTTTTCAGATATGAATGATGAAATATGTAAAGCAAAAATACTTGAGATATTTCCGGTGGATTCTGATGTAAATTTGTATGAATCTTATGCGGAAGTATGGGCAGAAATAATGAATGCGTGTTTCTGTAGTTTTTCGTTTTTGAAAAAACCGGACGAAGAAATGTTTATGCAAGGGGTAGAGATGTTCTGTTCTTTAGAGAGAAAATATAGTTTTATTCAGATGGTGAAAACGTTGCAATTCATGGGACTTACTTATAAAGACATGTATTCGGAAAAGAGAGAAAGTCAAATGTTGAGAACGTTGTACAAAGAAAAAACAAATGTACTATCTTATTATGTGATTAAATGCATTATAATGAACGATTATCAGAGATTTTTGAGCTGGTGTCAAATAAATAATTATTCTCTCTTTCAATTTAAAAAAACAGATAAACATTTGCTAGAATATTGTAAATTTATAGAGAGAGGTTATAAAAGCAGAATGATGTTGGAAGAAGTGAATGATACTGAAATGTTTTTGAAACGTATTGAAAATGATAATAGTGACTCCTATTATTTATTAACAAATATGCGAATGAGTATTTGTGAATTAGATTGATTTTCTATTTCTTCTAGATTTTCTTTTATTTCTTCCCGCCCTTTTAGATTTTCTTCGGGTTTTTCTACCTCCTATTGACTGATTCAAGTTGGTTATTTTTTCTATATCTTCATCTGTGTATGGTTTTCTGAATGGCGACATGGTCTTTCCATTTGGGTTATTATTGTACCACTCTTTAATAGAATTTGCATTATAACAATGACCATCACTTAGTTTAATACCATAACCTGTTATTTTACTCTGAGTGATTGGACATGTTTTACCATAACATTCGTTTAATGAAATATTGGGAGCGGATAAACCTTGTATTCTCTTTGATTGACGTGCAGTTGGTTCTTCATCATCAGGAATTAAATTTCCGTTTATATCATAATTACTATAAATGCCACCTGGATTATAATAATTATTTCTAGGACCAGCAAATCGATTTAACGGACCATATCTATCTGAAGGAACATCCATAATATATATTAATATGTATAATATATTATAAATTAGTGAATTCTTTAACTTATAGCGCGTTTTATATAATCTTTGATTTGTAATTTTGTAGTATTTTTATTAGCACAATCGGTATCTGCCATAATAAATTTTAAAAGTGTGAATTTATCTCCTAATTTTATTTTTTCTTCTCCTATATGCACTAAAACACCTATTAATACAATAAGCATAAATGATATGTTGAGGAACATATCTAGATGATTGTACATTAACACATCTTTTGCCGAAGGTTTTTTACCTCCCGGTTTATTGGCATCTGTTTGTATTTGTCGTTTCTTCAAATGTAATAGATAGATAATAAAGAGGTATAATGTAATAATAACAAAAAAGGTACTATTCACTTTTGTAATAACCATAAATCCTAAATACAATAAAAATGGGTTTAAAATAATACTTTTAAAAGTGATTTCTACATTTGGGCTTGCCAAAACTACAAAGAAAATCATCGATAAAAAAGCAAATAAATTTTTTATGTATATATTTGTATCGCAAAAATTTTGCACATCGCATGTAAACATTGGTGTTAAAAAATTACTAGAAATAATAAGAATAAGTAAAAAAATGGCATGTAAATTAAGAGTATCGAAAAGAGCAACCCCATTTTTCTCAACATTTGGTTGATTACCTGAACTTTTGTTTCCTGAACTTTTGTGGCCTGAACCTGAACTTTTGTGGCCTTGATTGCCTGAATTGCCTGAACTATCTGAACTATCTGAATGATTGCCTGAACTATCTGAATGATTGCCTGAAGTATCTTGAGGGTATGTTCCATAATTACACATATCATACTGATTTTCAAAATTTTGATTCATTATAATATCTGAATAAAATTATTTTACTTAATATACTATCCGTCTGTTGTAAAATATTTCAAAACGGTAAATAAAATAATTAAAGAGATAAAATTCAACACGCCTACTAAATAAGCCATGCTAGCGGTGATTTTAGATAATTTATGTGTTTGTTTGAATCTATCTGTGCTAATTCCGTTAAATATAATGTATGTTTGAACTAGAAGCAATACAGAAGAAATAAAACTAAACGTATTATAACTACTTGATACATGACCGTCTGAAATAATAGTTCTGTATTTTATAACTAAGTATAATAAGATAATTAAAATAAATATCATTAACAAAAATGGACCTATGCTGGTCAATAATAGGGTAAATGATTGAGCGTTAGGAGGTAAATTATAATAATTTTGAATTATGAATAACAATATCATTAAAATACTTATTGTTAGTGTGGAATATCCCGATAATAAAGCATCTATCGTAGCATGGCCGCTTACAAGGAAAGAAACTGCAAAAAGTATAACACTCGCAATTAAAAATGATTTAAATACGGCTGAAAACCAGTCAATATCAGGCATATATTAATCTATTTTATTATAAATTTACAAAATATTCAATAAAGACATAAACAATATTAAATGTATGTATATATTATCCATATGCAAAATACTTACATGAATGTAAATACAAATCATCCGATTATTTATAATTCGCAAAATTATTATTTGTACCGAAAATACATCTCTATTCATTCTCAAGATAGAGATACGACTAAATATCCGAATTCAAGTGCATTTGAAATTGAATTACCGCAAGATTACTTAAATGTGCATAGTTTAACTATTTTTAATTGGTCTTTTCCAGCTAATTATGACACTTTTTCTAGTCTTCGTAATAATACTACTATGACATTTCAAATAAACAAACCATATAATCCATCACAATCTATTCCTTTACAATCTGCTGTATATGAGGCATTATCTAGTAATATAAACAATAATTATACTGTAGAAATTACACGCGGAACGTATACTTACCCACAAATGGTAACAGAACTAACTAACAAATTTAATTACGCGGTTACAAAGTATATTATTGAATATTTTCAAACGAACGGATATGAAGCGTTGATTCCAAATTATTTTTATAATGAATTTGTCATTACTTATAATGATGTTAAAAAAAACATTTGGTTTGGAAATAAAAGTAGCGGATTTATTTTAACAAATTCAACACAAATTTTAGATAATAAAAACCGACTAAAAGCGGATTGTCGATATGGTGGAAATACTTTACCCGATGATTCAAATTATGGATTACCTATTTATTTAGGCTTGAATTCGCTTGATGAAACTTCTAATCCGGTAGATAATTTAAATGATATACGTTTTTATTATGAAACAGAAAATGACGGATATTGGATTCAACCAAACCCATTAACAGATTCGACTGTTTATTTTGTTGAAGCACCGAATAAAGCGAATTTATTGTTTAACAATTATTTTTATATGGAGTTAGCCGGATACAATTGTATAGATGAAACGTCACCTTACAATTTTAGCAAGTTTACTATAGTTACTAATCAAACGAATGGAGTAGTAGATGCGTCTTTTATGAAATTTGCAATTGAATCACCACCGGTAAGTCAGTGGTTTAATAGTAATTATACAACAAATTTTCCATACAAGTATTTTAATCCGCCTGCAGAGAGAATAAGAAAGTTGAGTGTGCGACTGCGATATCACGACGGAACTTTAGTGGATTTTGGGAAATTTAATTATTCGTTTACGTTGGAAATGTCTCTGTTGTCTGCACAAATAAACAAAAAAGTGAATCTTATACACGAATATTAGTAAAAATGAATTGATTATTTTGATAAATGGTCCAAAGCACTCAATAAGACAAGCTCTTGATTGGTTAGTTTTTGAAAAAGGAGACACTCGTCCATTTTAATTTGAAAGTGTCGCTTCGTGTAACCATGATTTTTACATACAATAAATACACCATCATCTTTAATATTCAAATTGCAAAAGATAGCTCCTTGAGTTAAATGTATTTTTTCTGTATCGATCGGAATCCATCTTAAGTAAGTGCCATATTTGAGCTCATCCATTTCATCCACGTATTTGTATTCTTTTAATTTTTGTAAAATCGCCATCGTTTCTTGTTTCGGTAAATGTAGTTCTTTTAATACTTGCAAATTCATTTCTTTTAATTTGGTAGAGGTAAAGTTTAACATTTTTTCGTTGGAATCGTCATCTAAAGCCTTTAATAACTTGTTTACATCCATATTATATTATAGAGGTTGTTTCTATAATATAATTTTAATGAAATGAAATATAAAAAATATAGTTTAATCTTTAATTTTAGACACTTTTTATTGGAATAAATATTTTATCTTATATTTGTATAATGCAAATACCAAAAAATATTTTTTTTTATTGGGATAGTTTAGAAATTCCTACAGAAGCTTTAGATAATGTTAAAAACTATAAGGAAAAAAATAATGACTTTAATGTACAAATATTAAATGATGAAGATATAAATAAATATAAAAATGAATTTGGTGAATTAATTGAATTATTTCATTTAGCAACTATAGCTGCTTTAAAGTCTGATATAATACGATTTATATATTTATACAAAGAGGGGGGAATATGGATTGATATGAATACTACACTTTTAAAAGACGATAGTATTAAAATATTATATGATAGATATAAACAATTTGATTTTGTCATTAGTATTTTACCTCAAAGTGATAATCAACTAAAAACATCTGCTTTGATTTCAAAACCCAACTCAACATTAGCATACGACACAATAAGAGAAATGACAGAAAAATTAAAAAAACACTATGAAATAGAAAAAAATAGCGAAGTGTATATACCATATAATTATTTCCTTTTCATAGCTCCGGTGGTATTTTATCAATTATTAGAATACAAACATCATGCTGATAATTTAGAATTTATTAAAGATTGCGAAAATAATATTATTACATTAAAATCTTTATTTTTTCATAAATATAATTGTGGTATAATGGATGTTAAAGAATTATTGGGCTTTTACAGGTGTAATATGTCCCATCATCACGGAATTAATTTTCATAAACATTGGTCAGTTGTGCAAAAAACTCAAAAACTTTTTACACGTCTTAACATTTCAAACGCAGGGTTTTAGATTATATACTCATTTGTAAGTATATACTTGTTTATTTTCACAAGGTATTTCAAAATCAATATTTTTTTTTAAAAAAGTGTTAAGTTTATTTTTAATATTATCATGACCTTTTGTTAAATCTAGTATTAATAATTTATGAGGTTCGCGCTGAAAATATTTTATTATATTCAAATTATATTCATTATATTTTGAAATCACTTTTTCTTTATTTTCTAATAAAATGATTTCATATCCATATAGTTTTTTTAATAAATTTTTATTTGAAGCATTTTCTATATACTGATAATTAATTATTGAATTAAACCATGAATCCCTATCGCGTATTGTTAATATAAATTTTGAATCTGGAAAATTATCATTTATGTATTCGTAATTAAATGAATATGGATAATCATGAAAAGCATCAAATGTTTTAATATTATTATGACATTTTAATATAGTATCATTTGTATAATATGAAATATTGTTATCAATTAATATAAAATCCTCATTTTTATTTAAACATACTGGATTATTATTAACATTAAAATTTAATAACTTGAATATTTTAGCCATCGTTTTAGTTGCTGTTTTTGGTTGTCCGACGCATACATATTTCATTATTTCTAATATACAGTAATAAATTTTTATTACCAAGAACTGAACCCGCCCCAACCTCCTAATGCATCACTTGCAGCCATCGGTTCAAAAGCTTCTGCTTGAGAAACAGGACTTGCCGCATTTACTAATGGGTTATTATCATTACGATACATCGCGTTGTAATCAGGCAATTGTTGTGGTGCTGATTGCGAGGCGTTATCATGAGTAGGGAGTGATTGTATAGATGTGCCATCCGAATATTGTCTAGTTTGTACGGGTTGTGTAATCCCTTTTTGAGAAATAGGCTGAGATACTTTTACATTTGAAACTTTCTTCTTATCGGAAGATTTGCCTTCCCATAAATTGTATATTCTTTCTATAATAACATTTATTTTGTCTGTTAAATTGGATTCTACACTAACCATTCCTATTAATACAGATAAAATAATTGTCATAACATAAATTTTAGGATATTCAGTACCACTAAAGGTTGGAAAAAAAGTAACAATACGTAAAATGAAAAAAATCCCTATAAAAAGCGATATAACTTCGGTGATAATTTCTGCTAAAATTTCTATGCTTCCTTTTTTATCATCTACTTCTGGAAGATATTTATTGATTACTTTTATTAACAAAATAACTGGAACAATAGCAATCAAGACAAACTGAATGATGTTCATTAATTCAGATTTACTATCTTCGTCAAAATTAAAAACATATTTAAAAAAACTTTTTTTTGAATCATTTGATGAACTTTCCATATGATTTATAAAAAGAAATTAATATAATAAAATTAGTAATAAATAACTAAACTTTTAGCAAAAAGATTTGCGTAAGTAATTTAAAAACAAATTATTTGATTAATTTATATCATGAGTTCAAGGTCTATCGCATCTGCTAGACAAAAACGTGCTGGTGAACCAGTATCTATTGCTACTAGAGGCCCTGGTCAATATTCTATGCCACAAAAATCAGGAACTCAAGATACACGACAGTTAGTTCCAGTAAACAAAATATCTATTTCAGATGCCATCGGGCTAATTACGATTCGTTTAGGAAGGGCAGAACAGTTTCTACAAAGTTTACAGGAAAACAGCAATTTCTTTAATGATGAGTCAGTTGAAAAAATGCCACCTTTAGATAAGACGATGTTAAATAATATTATGACTAGACTGGATAGTATTGAAAAAAAAGATGTAGACAGTAAAACGCAGAAAATTGACCAAGATGTATTGAATAAAATAGACGGCTTAGAAAAATCATGTGTGAAAGTAAGTAAGTTGGAACAAGATATAAGAGATATGAAAGATTTGTTAATGTTAAATACTCTAAAATATGAAAAATTTGTTTTAGAGAGTGAAAATAAAATAAAGGTATTCGAAACCCAGTTTCTTGAGAAGTTGCAATTATTGGAAAGTCAAATTCAGAAAGAGGATCCTCCATTAGCAGAAGAAAAGACAGAAACTGAAGTTATAAACGAAATACATGATGTAACAGTAGAGATTATAGAATCAGAAGAAAAGACTGAAACTATTACAACAGAAACATATGTGGATACAGAACCACAAGAAAAGACGTATGGTAAAAAGTCAAAGAAGTTTAACGTTTCCTTTTAGACCTCTTTATACACTACTGATCTCGCAAATTGTATTTTTTTCAAACAATTAGTATTTAATCCATTTAAACACAATTTCATTTTATATGTATTCCAAAATGAAATTATCTATTCAATACAAAGCAAAAAAAGAATTATTTGTGGCTTTATTTCAAAATCTAAAAAATTGTTGTAGTTTATTATGCATATTATTTGAAAAAGACCATATGTTTATTCAAGGCATGGATGTATCGCATATATGTTTATTTGAGGTGAAGTTTATGAATACGTGGTTTGATTCTTATGAAGCCGAAACCAAATCATTTATTTCTTTTAATAGTCAATCGTTTTATACGATTATAAGTATTACAAATAATGATAGTTATATTGAATTAGAATATAACGATGAAGACCAATTATACATTCATATGCCGGTAAGTAATGAAAGTGGATTTAATAAACACTTTAAGTTGCCTTTAGCAGAAGTAGATTATGAAATATTGGGTATTCCCGACACGGATTATGATGTAGAATTTTCATTATCAACGAAACAAATTACTGAAATTGTGTCTCAAATGTTATTGTTTGGAAGTGATATTCATATCAAATGCTCTGAAGATTCTGTGAAATTAGCTGCGACCGGAATAAGTGGAGAGATGGAAGTGGAGTTGCCTATTGACGATTTAAAAGAGTATAGTATTACAGAAGGCGAGCAAATAGATGTTAGTTATAGTTTAAATTATATTCATAAAATGTGTTTAAACAGCAAATTATCACCGATAATAAATTTTTCTATACACAAAGAATTTCCGATGAAAATCTTGTATGATTTAGGAGATAAAAGCTCGATTGTTTTTTATATAGCTCCTAAAATAAGCGATTAACATGAATACAGATGGATAGGTGAAGGATGAACGTTCGTTCTGGATAACAAAAAATTATTATTATTTTTATGTAAGATTACAAATGAAAATAATATTTGGATTATTTATTTTTTGTTTGGTCTTGTTCATTTATTTACACATTCAATTTCATTTAAAAACGAGTGAAGATTTAGAGATGTATGAAATGATAGAGCAAGAATCTAAAAATAAACTAGAAGAAACATGTGACGTACGACAGCCGGTACTGTTTGATTTTGAGAATGAATCTATTATGGAAACTACGAATCAAGATTATATTTCTCAAAATTATCATGCCTTTGAAATAAAAATAAGAAATACTACAGACCAAGACGATTTGTATATGCCATTACCATTCCATGCGGCAGTTAAATTATTTCAAGAAGATAAAAATGCATCTTACATATCTGAAAACAACGGTGAATTTTTACAAGAAACCGGAATTATTAAAAACATGTCTTATAATGACGCTATTTTACGGCCATACATGGTGTCCAATTGTAATTATGATTTATTAATGGGAAGTCAAGGTGCAAGCACGCCTTTACGATATGAAATCAATTATCGTAATTATTTTTTGTTAACTCAGGGAAAGGCGCAAATTAAAATGACCCCGCCACCAAGTAGTCGTTATTTATATCCTATTTATGATTATGAAAATTTTGAATTCCGTTCTCCTATCAATCCATGGAATGTTCAAACACAATACAGCGCAGATTTCGATAAAATCAAATGTTTAGAATTTACCCTCACTCCGGGAAAAACACTCTTTATTCCTGCTTATTGGTGGTATTCTATACAGTTTGACAAAAATACGAGTATTTCCTGTTTCCGATATAGAACATACATGAATAATTTGGCCATATCTCCTTATATTGCGATGTACGCACTTCAAATTCAAAACATTAAGAGAAATACGAATAAAAAGATGGATATCAGAGAATTAAATACAGAAAACGATATTGAGAAAATGATTGAACCAACAGAAATAATTCCTACAAATGAACCAACTAAGCCATCTATCTCTATTTCTAATAATGAGATACAATTAGCGCCTTCTATAGCTTAATTATATATCTATTATATAATGTTCTCTCTTTTTGCGTCAGTCTTTAAGACTACCCGGAAAAAAAGAATCCGAAAAAGCAGAAAAAATAAGACACGAAATATGCGTTACAGAGGCGGATGAGGAACTTTTATTCCTCCTATAAATGCGTAATTTCATTTTTCGTTTTCTAGGGATGACAAATACAAAATGTATTTTGATAATAGAATTTAACGTCTTTTAGTTTTGCGCGTTTTAGTTTTTTTCGTTTTAGTTTTTTTCGTTTTAGTTTTTTTCGTTTTCTTAGTTTTGCGTGTTTGTTTTCCTCCTCTATAATTTAATTCGTTGACTTCATTTTCATTTGTTGGTCTTCTATTATGAGGTACTGTACCACGATTTCTTACCCAGTTTAATAAATCCCTTTTCTTATAACATTGATTATCCATCATGATTGGTTCATCATTTGGTGTTATTACGTCGTGATATATAATATCCTCTTGTCCAATACAAGAATTATTTTCAGTTTTTATTTGGGATATAG